GACGTACTCTCTCAATGATTGGTGTGCGTGGATGATGGAACATACCGTCACCTTGGGGAAGGGTGATGGCGCGATTCAATATCATTTTCAGTTGATAAAGCAACGCGGTCCGTTCATGCTTGTTCAAGCCACACGCGCGGCTGTGAAACTCCCAAAGGATTTCCGACTGAGACACGCACTCGACATCGAGCAGACGGTGCCTATGTATGTGGTCACTGGGTGGCGTCTGAAGAATCTGGTAGGGCGTGTCGACGACATTGAGTCGTGGGAGCAGTACACATTTATGTCTCCGAAGAAAGTCGTTGATGCTGTGTATACTTTTGGTATGCAGTTGTCACAGGAGAACTTCTCTCGATATGCGATTCGCAGACAGTTACTGATGTACGACAGAGTTACCATCGAGGGTAGCGTGGTCACCACGGGTTTTCGACCTTCTGTCGAAGAGGTAGATGCACTTACGACTCAGTTGTATTCTGAGTTGTTTGCGCGTAGGTATGAGTCTGGGTTGTTATCGAAAGAGATGATGGCGCGCTTGAAGGCTGTGTCGGCTTTTTCGTCGGCTGGTTTGTCGACGAGGATCAAGGTCGTCGCTACATGGTGTCTGATGAATGCTTGGGACAAGACAATGGGTGTGTTGGTTGACGTCATGATGAGTTTCGTCAACTGGCTCGAGTCGCGGTTTCAAACTGGTATGGATAAAGTCGGTGGTGCTGAGTTTTTATTAGCGCCGTCGAAATTGTCTTTCGAGACCGTGATCGACGGGTGGCGAAAAGCAGGTCGTAGCAAGTATTCGCAGGCGTTACATGAAATATCGAAATTTCATAAAGGGAATTTGATGACGGTACGTGGTGGTCTTCTTGCAGAAGATGTGGCGCATCGTGAGCATGCGTTGGTTTTGCGGAAAACTGATGCCCATTTCGTACACGTGGGTCATGTCGTTGTCGATGACAATCCTAAGTCCAAATCCGTTGCAGGAATGTTGGAACCGACGCGTGAGGGCGATGGTTTGATTGATGCGTTGTCGTCTCAGAATGCAATGGATCAGGCGGGTGTTTCGCGTCATGATATGCCCACCGAGGTGTATGTGCGGGAAGACGATCCGGACGAGCAGATGCGGGTAGATCAAGATGTCGATCCGGCGTACATAGGTACTCTGAATGAGGTGTACGAAGAGTTCAATCCGGGTATGAATGCGTCGCAACTGGAACGTGATGTGGCTTCGCTGTCTTTAGATCCGCAAGACAGGCAGCTTTACGCAGAACGATTGCGAATGCCGCGTCTTGCGACGGTGACCCCGAGAGATCGTGAGTATTACCGAAGTAAGGTTTTGGCTTTGGGTGCGCCCAAACGCCAGGAAACGGGACCGGAGTTGTTGTCGGCAATAGCAGCGAGAAATTTGGCGCCGCCTAAATTGAATATTCCGCAAGACTCATCGGTTATAATTCCGGAGATATGGGATCGTTTCCTCGATGTGATGTGCGTGCCGGACGCGAGAGACAAGTTACTGAAATATCAGAAGGATCCTGTGTCGTTGGAGGAGAATGCGTATCGCGACTGGATGTCGCAAACTAATGCAGACACTGTTAAACGAGTGACCAAGGAGTTGGATGAGATTGATATCCCACTTCTTGAGCGGGATGTGGGCCGATATTTGGTCATGTTGAAAGCGGACGTTAAACCACCGTTGAGTGACAAGCCTCTCAAGAGTCGAATTGAACCGCAGGTTATCGTGTTTCATAACAAGGCGTTGTCATCGATGTATAGCTCGATTTTTCGAGTGTTGGTGCGTCGTTTCTTGTCGTTACTCAAACCGAATGTGCACGTGAATTTGCTCAAGGACATGAGCGATATCAAAGGTTTCCTGCAAGCAGTGCATCCTTTCGATGACAAGTTACAGTATATCGAGAATGATTTCTCGAAGTACGATAAGTCGCAGGATGCTTTCGTGTTTCGATTGGAACAGTACGTGTTCAAGGCGCTCGGTATGAATCAAGCTATGCTTGAACGATGGGTCGTGGGGCATGAGGATTGTAGCCTCATGTCTTTCACGACGGGTATCAGTTTGAATTTGCGGTACCAGCGTAAGTCCGGCGATGCGACGACTTCTTTCGGAAATGTTCTTCTTAACATTCTGAGTGTTACGTATGCGTATGGGATTGCAGAGTTTGCTTGGGCGCTGTTCATGGGAGACGATTCGCTGATGGCTACGTCGACTGTTGCTGTAGATGAGAAAGCCGTGGCGTTGCTGGCAGAAGTTTTCAATCTTACGGCAAAAACGTATGTCACCGACCAACCTTACTTCGCGTCGTGGTTCTTTCTGTTCGATCAGGAACGACGAAGGGTTATTGGTTTGCCTGATCCGATTAAAAGGATCGAGAAATTTTCGCAGGCCATATCAGTGACGAATCCATGTTGGGAAGAACGTTTCATCAGTGCGGCAGAGACTTGTGTGGCGTATCAGAACAAGAAGAATACGAAGTGGTTGGGTGCGATGGTGAGTAAGCGTTACCGCTTGTCTGTAGCTAGCGCTGACAGGTTGGCTTCTGCGGTTTATACCGCATGCATGAGCACCGAGAATTTTCGGGCTATGTATGAGGATGAACCGGAGTTCTTCTTGGTGTGATGTGCGGTTGCGGTTTTCCTTTAATGCGTAATGACTGAATGTCGATAATCTTCGATGACTTGCAAGTCAATAAATTGCATGGTTATTTGTGAAATTTGAATTTCAGATGATTAACTCTAGTCTTTCTTTAA